GGGTTAAAAACCCGCACCCTAGTTTTAGGGGGTGGGGGGAGGGAATAGTGGATGAGACAAGGCAAGATTCGCGATAGAGTGCGGGAACTACGGCGGGTTCGGGCTGGCGACCTGGTACCTAGTCCGGCTAACTGGCGGACGCACCCGCAGGCCCAGCGGGAGGCTTTACGTGGCGTATTAGCAGAGATTGGGTATGCTGACGCTCTTTTGGCTCGGGAGCTGCCGGACGGCCGCTTAGAGCTTTTAGACGGTCATTGTCGGCGCGACCTTGATCCCGAGCAAATCGTGCCTGTGTTGGTACTAGACCTCGATGAGGCGGAGGGTCGCAAGTTGATGTTGACCTTGGACCCGCTGGCGGCCATGGCTGAGGCGAACAATCAAGCCCTTGAGGCGTTTTAGGATAAAGTCGCAAAAGATCAGACGATGAGACAAAACGTGCAATCCAGCGCAAGAGAAAGTGAGTGATCCTATGGGAGCCCGAGGTCCGCAACCGACACCGACCGCACTACTTGCTGCTAGGGGGAGCTGGCGGGCGAAGCACCGTGTCAATCACGGCGAGCCGATGCCTGAGCGTGCAATTCCGTCATGCCCGTCCTATCTCGGCAAGGCTGAAAGACAGGTTTGGCGGCAACTGGCGAAGGAATTGGCCTCGCTAGGATTGCTGACGCGGATTGACCGTAACCCGCTCGCCCGCTACTGCGTATTGTTCGTCCGATGGCGGAAGGCGTGCGACTTCATCGAGAAGTACGGTACAACGATGCCGGTCAAGGCCGTTCGGCCTGCGGGCAAGAATCCAGACGGCGGGATACTGTTCGAGGAGTACGTAAAATGCTTTATACCCATGCCGCAGGTGAACGAGGAGTCGAACTTGCGTGATGGGCTGTTGAAGCTGGAGCGGGAATTTGGCCTAACGCCTGCTGCGCGGACGCGGATTCGGGTGGACTTACCGGAGGATACGTCGAGCGACAAGAGCAGGTTCTTTCAACCTAGGAAACTATCGGCCGGCTAGGGTAGCGCTCGAAAAGGCGGGTTCCTGCCCGTCACGCCGGCTTTTTACCGATTCTGGGTTATAGGGTGCAAACCTGGTTGTAGGTATCGCCACAATCGGGACGATCAACGCTAGCTGGATAGCGTCCAACTAATGCAAGCCCCCTTGGCGACTGATGTATCAAACCTTGATCTTCAGCGGGTCATTCGGATGATTCCGAACTATGACCCATTTGCGCAGGCTGGCGACTGCTGGTTCGACGAAGAGGCTGCGCAGTTTGCCGTGGACTTCATTCAACAGCTATGTCACCACGTCAAAGGCCCCCTCGGAGGACAGCTTATTCGCCTGGAGCCGTGGCAGCAGGCCATCATCGCCAATCTTTGGGGCTGGAAGAGACAAGACGGCTACCGTCGGTTCCGCGAGGCCATGATCTACGTTGGGAGAGGCAATAGCAAGACTACGCTAGCGGCGGCCCTGACGAATCTTTCGCTCTTCACCGACCAGGAGCCCGGGGCGGAGCTCTACTCGAGCGCCGCCGATCGTGATCAGGCCCGTCTGTGCTTTCAGATTGTCTCTTCCATGATTCGGGCCGAGCCGGAGCTTGAGCGCCGGGCGGAGATTTATCGCAACGCGATTGTGGTTGACGACCGCTCGTACAAAGCGATTTCTGCCGAGGCGGGGACGAAGCACGGTTTCAACGTGCACTTTCTTGTCAATGACGAGCTTCACGCCCACCGCACGCCGGAGTTGACCGAAGTACTGATGACCGGCATGGGCAAGCGGACGCAACCGATGGCCATACATATCACGACGGCGGACTACGAGCGTGAGAATTCGATCTGCAATCAGAAGTACGATTACGCCAAACAGGTTGCGGCCAACAGCCTGGACAAGGAACGCGGGATTTGCGATCCGGCCTTTTTGCCCGTGATCTATGAGGCGACGGTGCAGGATGACTGGACCGATCCGAAGGTTTGGAAGGCGGCGAACCCGAACCTCGGCATTTCTATTCCGCTGGACTATTTCGAGCGTGAGTATCGCAGGGCGGTGGAAGACATGTCCTACCGCTCGACTTTCTGGCGATTGCACTTGAATATCCGCACAAAGCAGCGAAACCGCTGGATCGATCCGGAAAAGTGGTACGCTTCGGCCGGGTCAGTCGTCGAATCCGAGTTGCTTGGCGAGCTTTGCGGCGGTGGGCTGGACCTATCGAGCAAGTACGACTTGACTGTTTATTCGCTTGTTTTCCCGCGTGGTCAAGGCGTTTACGCTGTACTGCCCCGGTTCTACATTCCCGAGGAAGCTGCCCGTGAGCGTGAGCGCAAGGATCGAATCCCATATTCCGCGTGGGCAAGCCGGGGCTATATCAAGATCACGCGTGGTGCGTCGGTTGACTACGATCTTATCGAGGAGGACATCAAGGCCGACTTCAAGCGGTTCCGCCTTCGCCGCATGGCCTTTGATCCGTGGAACGCCAACGCGACCCGAACCAGGCTTGAGGCGTTCGGTATCGAGATGGTGGAGTTCCCGCAACATCTTCGGCAGTACAACGAGCCGACGAAGGAATTTGGCAGATTGATTATGGAGGGCAAGTTGCATCATGGCAACCATCCGGTGTTGAATTGGAACGCCGACAACGTGGAAGTCTACACGGACGCGAACGGGAATATCCGGCCGGTGAAGGCGGAAGACAAGTCAGCGAACAAGGTAGATGGCATTCAAGCTAGCATCATGGGGCTATGGGCGGCGATGGGAGTAGAGCGTCGTAGCCGGAGTTACTATGCGGACAATCCGATTACCTTTGTGTGGTGAGCGGTGAAATCGAAAGATGAAGGCGAGCGATCGTGGATAAGGTCCAGTTTCTCTCCATCGAATTGGGTTGCAAGTGCAATCTTGGGAGAATACACACTGCGTGTCCGAACCTGAGTTCTGAGCGCTACGCTCATCTTGACACTAGCCGCACGCTCAATGACGGGATGATTATTCGGCTGGCTACGCGGTTCTATCGCGAGTTCGGTTTTACCGGTTTGGTCGCCTGGCACTATTACAACGAGCCGCTTATGGAAATGGACCGTATGTTCTACTTGATGGACCTCATCAAGTCGGCGGTTCCAACGGCTCGGTTCTGCCTATGGACGAATGGTACCTTGATCCCTGCCGATTGTTCGCGGTTTGCGGCCTTCGAGCAGATTCACGTTACGAGCTATCAGGAGGCCCCGCCGAAAAACCTTGATGCCCTTCGCCGTGTGCGTTCCAACGTCCAGGTGCATCACAACGGGCTTGACAAGCGACTTAGGGGCCTGGTCAACGTATCCGATTCGCCGTGCCTCCGGCCGTTCACTGAGTTCGTCGTAGACAACTTCGGCAACGTTCATCTATGCTGTTACGACTGGCGAGGACTGGCTTCTCCGGGAAACATTTTCCGCGATGGGGTGAAGTCGTGCGTCGCTCGCTTCCAGGCTATTCGCGAAGCCGTTGTCCTCGACAAGATGTCTCCGGACGCGCCGGAGGCTTGCCTGCGTTGCGGGTTCAAGACGGCGGTGATCACGAGTTTCGATTTACCGTCTCGAAATCGCGGCCTCGCCTGGCGCGATCGAGCCATCATTGCGCGTTCCAGATCGAGCGGCAGCAAGCCGGCGGTGGTGTTCGTATTTTATCGCGGTCCCAACTCCACGATGCCGGTGCAGCGGCTCATCGATCATTTCGAGTGGAACCACGAGTATTACATGGAATCGGGCGTCAAGGTTTTCGTGGTGACCGATCGACTTTACCCCGTGCCCGATTATGCCGAGTGTCTTGTCTATGCGGAACCGATGCCAGTACGAAACGGCAAGCCCATCTTCTCTCTCACGCGGACAAAGAACTTCGGGGTTCGTTACGCCTTAGCGGCTGGATTCAGTCCGATCATTGTAACTGATCCTGATATGAGTTACACGCCGGAGTGTTGGCGGCAGTTGCTGACGGTCAACAACCGACAGGCAAGCGTCCCGCTTTATTGGATGGCTCCCGATTTCAAGCTGCGGCAATCGCGGTGCACGGTCTATCCAGTGACGGAGAAACACGTCGCCTCGTGTCGCTGTTCGCATCAGGACCGCGGCGCGACAGGCACGGTCAGCATGACGGCCGACAACTGGCGCAAGGTGCAATGGGACGAAAGGTGTGTCGGTTATGGCGCTGACGACGGAATCATCCTGGCGTCGATTCGCAAGGCGGGAATGCAGGTTCTCGGCAGGCCGGGTACGCCGACGGAGGTTCCGATTTATCACATAGCCCACGATGCGTCGAAGCCCCAGGTGAACTTCAGCGGGCGATGGTTTGTCCGGCAGGATACATGGGACCCGGAATTCAACCCGGTGAACTTTACGGAGAATCGAAGGTACTTTCAGTCGTGAAGAAGTTTCTCCCTGATATTGCGGCCGTGATCGGGTTCCTCTGCCTCGTTGTCGGTTGTACGTTGGCGTGGGTTCCATTGGGTTGGATTGTGGGAGGGTCGTTGCTGTTGGCGGCGGCGTTGGTCGGTCATTTCCGCGGTCGGAGGCAAGAGAGGAGAGGAGAGCATAAATCATGATTCTTGACGCTCTACTCGGCCCGCCGCGGTCAGCGGGCGGTTGGCAGAACAAGAGTGTTGTGGATGATTACTGGTATCAAGCTCGCGGCGCACAGACAACCTCCGGCGAGAACGTGACAGAGGAGATTGCCCTTACCTTTGCAACCGTTTATGCTTGCGTAGCGAAGCTTTCCAAGACCGTGGCCACGCTCCCGGTTAGCGTCATGGAGCGAGTATCGGACAAAGAAAGGCGTCCGGTTAGCGATCATCCTTTGACTCGCATCCTCCAGGTCGAGGCCAACGAGAATACCGGGGCAGTGACCTGGCGGGAGATGGCGATGGCCCACTTGCTTCTTTGGGGCAACTGGTATGCCGAGGAGACGCGGAATAACGCGGGTGCCGTGGTCGCAATCAAGCCGCTCTACACGGCTTACATGGGCATCGCTCAGAGTCGCCGAGGCGGTTTGTACTTCAAGTACCAGCCTCCAAACGGCGAACCGAGGGAGTACGGGCCAAACGAGCTATTGCATCTGGTTGGACTGTCGCTCAACGGCGTAACTGGAGAGAGCGTTATCGGAATGCACCGTGAGACAGTCGGGCTTGGCTTGGCAGCGACGAAGTTCTCGGCTGCGTTCTATGGCAACGGCGCATGGATGGGCGGCTGGCTCAAGCAGCCGGCCGGCGCTCCGGCCTTGAGTCCCGAGGATCAACGCAGGATGCTCGACCAGATCAATGAGCGATTCAAGACGGCGGGCAGGGCGTTTGGACTCGGTTTTCTCGCGGAGGGGATCGAGTATGAGGCCATGACTGGGATGCCGCTCAAAGACGCCGAGTTTCTCGGTTCCCGCGAGTTTACGCGGGTCGAGATTTGCTCTATTTTCGACGTGCCGCCGTCGAAGGTCCAGAATCTCTCCAAGAGCAACTACAATACCGTCGAGCAGATGAATATCGACTGGGTGACGGATTCCATCTTGCCGTGGTGCGTGCGGATCGAGTCGGCGTTGAAGCGGCGATACTTTCCCGATGAGCCGTTGTACGTCAAGCACAATCTCGCCGGGCTTTTGCGTGGCGACATGAAGAGTCGGTACGATTCTTACGCCATCGGGCGGCAGTGGGGATGGCTTACGGCGAACGACGTCCTTCGCATGGAGGACATGGACGCTGTGGAAGGCGGCGACTATCTCATGGTGCCGGTGAACATGGCTATCATCAAGAACGGCGAAGTCGTGCCGGTGAACCAGCTACCGGCGACGCGGGAGGTGTCGCCCGATGAAAGCGGCGCTCGCGAGTCGCAAATCGCGGTCGATGCCTCTTCACGTCAGGTGAACGGATCACATATCGAGCCTGGTTCATTCGCTGGCATCTTTCTTGACGCTGCGCAGCAGATCGTGACCAAAGAAGTCAAGGCGTTGGAGAACGCTTTCAAGCGGCGGGCGAAAGGAGGCACACTCGATGGGTTCCGCAAGTGGCTTACCGAGTTTTACGGCGAGCATGAGGGCTATTTCCGCGAAAAGATGCGTGCCCCGCTCGAAACAGCGATGGAGCTGTTGCACGTCGGCGGTTGTGAGAAGAAGCTAGCCATGCTTGCAACGGCCTATGTGTCAGAGTCATTGGGAGTGATCCACGAAGTCCTCAAGACGCCGGAACAACTGCCGGGGGTATTAGCCGCTTGGAAGGCCAGCAGGGCGACGGAGCTTGTCCAGAGGATCGTATCGGTGCTCAAGGTTTTGCCGCCCCTTGCGGAGGTGTAACAAAGAAAGGAACGCAATCATGCCGTATTCCGACGAACACGCTTGTAGGGTTTTTCCGCCTGAAAAGTGCTCCGAGTTTCGCCGCAAGAACGGCGAGCGCGAGCACGAGGGCAAGAAGTATGACGTGATCTATGGCAAGAAGAAGGACGGTGGCGACTGGGTTGATCAAGCTTACCGCTATCCGGTCGAGAATTGGTCCGCCGGCGAGGCCCGCTCGCATTGCGAGTCGCAAGGTGGATTATTCGAGGCGGCGAGCGGCGATAGGGGAGGACGGCAGACAGGATTCCCGTGGGGCGCGCTTTTACCTACCGTCTGGGCCATGCTTGCTGAATCGCGTCTGGATGTACTCGATCGAGTACGGGCGGCGGACCATGGACACTATGTCCCGTCCAGGATTCCTACGATTACGACCTGGGGTTCCGATTCCATCCTCCCCGGTTCGCCAGTTGCCGGCCTTGGGATCAAGGCAGCCAAGGGGTCCGTTGCCGTGATCCCGATTCGCGGTGTGATCGTTCAGCATGCAAACGATCTTTGGTACGGCGACATTGCTACCGATTGGATCAGCCGCGCCCTGTCCGAAATGATGGCCAACCAATCGGTCGGGGCTATCGTGCTTGATATCGACAGTCCTGGCGGTGTGGTATTTGGCGTGGAAGAGACGGCGGTGAAGATTCGCGATCTACGCGAACAGAAGCCGATCTACGCCGTCGCCAACAGCATGGCAGCGTCGGCGGCCTACTGGATTGGTTCCGCGGCGACGAAGCTGTTTGTCACACCGGGCGGCCAGGTGGGTTCCATTGGAGTATGGAACATGCATGTCGATATCTCTAAGATGGAGGAAAACCTTGGCATCAAGACGACGCTTGTTTCGGCCGGCAAGTACAAGGTTGAGGGCAACCCTTGGTCGCCATTGGACGACGAGGCCCGCGCTGAAATGCAGAGGGGCGTGGATGTTTACTACGAGAAGTTCGTGGTCGGCGTGGCCAAGAACCGTGGCGTTAAGACGGTTGACGTGAGGGAGGGATTTGGCGAAGGTCGTCTGGTGATGGCTGATGCAGCCAAGGCTGAAGGGATGGTCGATGGGATTGCCACCCTAGAGGAGGTATTGTCGGCCCTCATTAAACAAACGCCGCAAGGCAGCGTCGGGCGCCGGTTGAATACGGCGTCGGCGCAGATAGCTTTGGCGAACGCATGGAAACCCTGACCCGTCGTCAATCAGAATTTCTCGTTTTCATCTGCGAGTACCTACAAACGCACGGCTATAGTCCCAGCGTGCGCGAGGTGGCGTCGCATTTCGGAATATCAGTTCCTGGGGCGCAGAAGCACCTCGTGGCCCTGGCGCGACGTGGCGTGATCGAGAAAGGCGTATCAACGGCGCGCTCCATCAGGGTGGCTAGGTGTGCTCCATCCTGGTGGTTAGGCGCGCTCCATCAGGGTGGTTAACAAAAATCAACCTTGCAGTATCGCTGAAGTCGGTTAAGATAAAATTTAGAAACGGCGTCTGTGTGGGCTGTGCGGCCGAGTTTCGCTAGCCGGCGCAGACGTAACGATGCGGAAGTGGGTTAAGCTAGAATTTACAAACGGCGTCTGTGTGGGCTGTGCGGCCGAGTTTCGCTAGCCGGCGCAGACGTGACGATGCGGAAGCGTTCTGCCGAGTCAGGCGCGGAGCATCATGGCAACTACTGATTAGAGTAGCTGCCGGGACGCTCAGCGCCTTTTTCGTTGCGCTCCGAAGTTCCCGGCGGCTAGAACTAGGAGCAAAACGCTATGAATCGTAAAGAACTACTTGCCGCCCGCCGCGCGGAGCTGGACGCCGCAAAGGCGATTGCTGATAAGGCGAAGGCGGAAGCCCGCGATCTCACCGATGAGGAACTGGCATTGGTGGAGTCGCACACGGCGAAGGCCAATGACCTGCAATCGCAGATCGAGGAGCTGGACGCCAAGGAAGCCCGTCGCAAGGCCGCGATCCGGGCCCTCGACGAGGCTGCCGGATGGGAGCTACAGATTCCCCCGCCCGCGCAGGCCCACGCAGCTCGAGCTCCCAAGGTCGTTGGCGGTGAGGCCTCTGGCCGCTTTTCTTGCTTCGGCGAATGGCTTTACAAGGTCAAAAATGCCGGCATGAATGCCGCCAATACGGATAGCCGTCTTATTCAACTCGATGCCCGCGATCAGGAAGCCTACGACTCGATTTCTCGCACCATGCCGATGGCGGCGGCATCCGGTCTCGGTACGGCCATCGACAGCGACGGCGGCTTTCTGATCCCGCCAGAGTTCCGCGATTTGCTCGTCAAGCAGGTCTTCGAGGTTGGCGAGGTTCTTTCGCGTGTTACGAAGGCTTCGCTCGTCGGTAATACGCTCAAGGTGCCATACGTCAATGAGACGAGCCGAGCGACTGGCAGTCGTTACGGCGGTGTTCAGGGCTATTGGGTCGATGAAGGAACGGCTCCGACTGCTAGCAAGCCGACGTTTGGCCGGCTTGAATTGTCGCTCAAGAAAGCTGCCTGCGTCGGCTACATCACGGAAGAGATGATGCAGGACTACAGCGCATCGAGTTCCCTAATGATGAACGCCTTTCGAGACGAGCTGATTTGGATCGTCGAGAACGCGATCATCAACGGTACAGGCGCTGGCCAGCCGATGGGGATTCTAAACGCCAACTGCACTGTCAGCATCCCGAAGGAATCGAATCAGACAGCAGCTACGATCTGGGGTGAAAATATCGTCAAGATGTGGGCGCGGCTTCCAAGTCGCTCTCGCCAAAACGCGGTCTGGTTCGTCAATCAGGATGTCGAGCCGCAACTTTGGAAGCTCGGGTTGCTGACTCAAGGCGATTCCTCCACATCGGACGTGATCCCACTCTATTTCCCGGCGGGGACGCTCCTAAATACCGGTCGATTCGGCAACCTCATGGGCCGTCCGGTTATCCCCGTGGAGTATTGCGCCACGCTCGGCACAGTGGGCGACATCATCCTCGCCGATCCGACTCAGTATCTCCTGGTGGACAAGGCGGGCGGGCCGCAAGTGGCAAGCTCGATCCACGTTCGCTTTTTGCAGGACGAGCAGGCCTTCCGCGTGACATATCGCGTAGACGGCGAGCCGATGTGGAGTGCGCCGATCACGCCGGCCAACGGCTCGCATTCCTTGTCGCCGTTTCTGACCCTGGCGACCCGCGCCTAACCCTTTCCAAGAGGAGAATTCCTGTATGAGTCGCTTAATAGAAAACGGACAACTAGCGATCGGCTTCGTGCCGGTCAACCTCGCTACGGCGGCGCATGACGGCGATTATGTTTCGCTGAAGCAATATAAGCACGTCGCCGTCGTGATGATCAAGGCTGCCGGGGCGTCCGGCGAAGACCCGACGCTGACGATCCAACAGGCAACGGACGTTTCGGGTGGAAACGCCAAGGCTCTGAATTTCACGGACATCTACACGAAGCAGGGTTCGGATTTGCAGGCCATTGGCACCTTTACGAAGGTGACGCAAGCCGCGGCTAACACCTATACCAGCGCGACTGGTGGCGAGGAGCAGGCGATTTGGGTTGTGGAGTTCGACGCCGACGAACTGGACGTTGCCAACGGTTTCGACTGCATTCGTGCGTCCGTAGCGGACGTTGGCAACACCGAACAGTTGGGGACGGTCCTCTACATTCTCTCTGAGCCACGGTACGCGCAAGCGACCCCGGGTTCGGCGATCGGTAATTGACGCCGGCTGGCGTCAGTTCGCGGGGTCGCTGATTGCCTCCGGCGGCGGCCCCGCACTTTGGAGGTTTTTCCATGTACTCGCCGCTTCTTTCTCAACTCATGGGTTTTCGGATTCGTCGCCCGCAGATTTTGCGAGCGGAGCTGCTTGCTCAGCCTGAGCCGGTTGTAGCAGGACCTAAGGCCGAAGAACCTGGTGATAAGCCGCCATTGGCGAAGTTGCTTCGTAAGCGACGGCAGAACAGTCAAGCACTGAGCGATGAGTGAAACGCATACCAAAGAACCAGTGCTAGTCGAGGGGACGGCCGTTCAGCCCGTATCTGTCGATGAATTGCGGAATCAGCTCCGCATGACATCGACGGAAGAGGACGCGACGTTGAATGGTTACTTGAGCGCGGCCGTGGCAAAACTGCAATCCCGGTTGGGCCGAAAGTTCATTACGCAGACCTACGACGTGTACTACACCGGATTTTCAAATCCGATGGTTCTGCCGTTCGCTCCCCTAGGTCCTGCTGGTGTCATATCAGTCAAGTACCTTGATTCTAACCAGGTACTTCAGACGTGCGATGCGTCGATTTGGGAGGTGGGCGAGAAGCACGGCAGGCCGACTGTGCGGCTCAAGTACAACCAGTCGTGGCCGTCAACGTTGGGACACGCCGATGATGTTGTGATTCGAGCCTCGTTCGGCTATGGCTCGACTGGGGCCTCGGTGCCGGCCCCGATCAAGCAGGCGATTGTTTTGCTCGCAGCGTGGATGAATGAATACCGCGAGCCGGGCGATATCGACTGGTCTATCATCGATTGCCTGACTATCGACTACCGATTCAATTCTGTTGCTGGGAGCGCATAGGGTGTGTTTGATCGTTGTCTGGTTATCAATCTCGATCGGCGGCCCGATCGAATGGCTGCATTCCTTGCCCGCCTTCCGGTCGATTGGCCGTTCGTTCAGCCCGAGCGCTGGCGAGCTTCGGAAGACAACGACAATGGCAAGCCACCGGACTACTGGAAACAATGCCCGGGTTCTTGGGGCTGTTTGCAGTCGCATCTTCGCATCTATCGCTGGATGTGCGCCGAGGGGCTCGAATCGGTTCTCGTTTTGGAAGACGACGCGATCTTCGCTCCGGGATTCTCCAGTGAATCGGTGCGATTCCTGGAGCACTGTCCGTCAGATTGGGACCAGATTTACTTTGGCGGCCAGCACTTCAGACAAGACCGCGGCGTCCCGCAAGCTATCAATGGCCTTGTGCTCCGTTGTTTCAACGTCAATCGCACGCACGCCTACGCTATTCGTCGTTGCTTTGCGCAAGTGGCGGCGGATTATATCGAGTATCAGAAACACAACCGGCATGTGGATTACATTCTTGGCGATCTTCACGAGCGAAACATCTGGAATATCTACGCGCCGCGCCGCTGGCTTGTCGGGCAGGCTGCGGGGCCTAGCGATATCTGTCAACGAGTCAAAGGGCGCGAAGAGGTTGTGCGGTCAGAGAGCTGGTGGAACGTGTTTTACTATCGGGACGAGTTAGGCCGGAAAGCGCAGGCCCATTGATGGCGAAAAAGGCGACAGACCCGGGGCGGTACCGCGAGCGCGTGACGGTGTGCTACAACATGCCGACGACGGCAGATGACGGCCAGCTTATCGAGGTACCGGTAACGCTTTATCGACCGTGGGCGGAGGTGCTGCCGGTGTCGGGGCGCGAGTTCGTCCAGGGACAGCAGATGGTAGCGACGGTAACGCATCGCGTGCGGATGTGGAGTGACAGTTACAGTCGAACGATTACGCCGCGGCACTGGATCATTCGTTCGGATGGAACACGGCTCAACATCGTGCGGGTATTCGATAGCAGGAACCGGCGGCGGGAGTTGGAGCTCGAGTGCATCGAACAGGTAGCGGGAGCGTAACTAGTGGGGCTCGAGGAGGACATCAGAACCGCACTGGTGGCAATGCCAGCCGTAACGGCCATTGTCGGCAGTGGGGCGAACGCTCGCATCCGTCCTGATCGATTTCACGAGGAAGACGGGACGCTGCCGGCGATTCTGGTCGAGGTGGATCATGAAGACCCGCTGACGGACTTGACGGGTAGGGGAGGCCGCCGGCAAGGCGTCGTGACGATAACTTGCCGGGCCTCGACCCGCGCCGCGGCTCGCGCCCTTGCGGAGGCAGTGAGAAACAATGGGACGTCGCCAGGGACCGGATTGGACGGGTATGGCGGCTCGGAGACTGCGTTCGATTCGTGGTGTGTTGGACAAACGACGGCTTTCGTGCCGAAGTCGGACGGGTCGGATCATGGGTACTACGACAATATCCTGACCTATGAAACGACGGCGAGGGAAACGACTTGATTGGGTTGTCGGCTACGATAACTGGCGACAAGCAGCTTGATCGCAAGCTTAGCGAGCTGGGCAACAAGTCTGCGAGAAAGGCCATGCGGGCGGGGGTCAATGCGGGACTGGCGAAGATCGCCATGGCGGTACGTGCGGCCATAAACGCGACGAGCGCTTCAACGGAAATGAAGGCCGAGGCGCGCAAGACGATCGGCAAGCGATTTGCCAAAGCCAAAGCCGGCGTGTCGCGAGGCGAGATGCAAGCCAAGGTGGGGTTCGGGGTCGGAAAGAAGAGACAGACGAAAGAGCAATCAGAGGCGCAGAAACAAGCGAGAAGATCGCAAAAAAAGAAAGGCGTCGGAGTCGGCGTGGCGAATATCCACTGGTTCGTGCTCGGCACGGCTGAGCGGCATTTGAAAAGAGGCTCAGTTCGCGGCCCGAAGGTCGGGCACCCGACGGGCAAGATCACGCCCCCTTTCGCCGGCGTCATGCGAGCGGCGGTAGCGGCTTCGGAGGCGGCCGCGCTGGAGGCGGCGCGGGAAAAAGTTCAACAGGTGATTGTCAGAGAAGCCCAAAGAAAGGGGTGATTTATGGCCAAGATCAAATGCAAAGGAACTTCCCTTCAACAGATGGTCGGCAACGTATACGTAACGGTCGCCCAGGTGATTTCGCTTGAATTGCCGGAGGTCGAGAGCGAGACATACGAGAGCGATACGCTCGATAATACCGCTGCCGGTATTCCGTACTCATCGACCGGACGGACCGAGGGCGGGTCGTGTTCCGGCGAGCTGTTCTACGATCCGGCGCTTGACAGTCATAAAAATCTACTGGACTTGCTTACACATCCGCCGGCAGCGAGCGAGCAATGGAAGATCGTTTTTGCCGATTCGGCGGCATCGTCCTGGACGTTCTCCGGGGCTGGCCTGAGTTTCGGCGGCACTGTCGCGTTGAAGGACGGGCTCAAGGGCTCGTTCAAAATCAAGCTGGACGGCATCCCGACTTTCCCGGGGTCCGGCTCGTAGCTATGAGATGAGGAAATGAAGTGCCGATTGCTTGTGGACTTGAAAGGCGTTGTTACGCCGGATCACCCCGATGGCACCTATCCTATCGGGACGATCCTGGACTATTCTACGCTGCCTGCCGACATACGCAATCCGGCCGTGCGGCTCGTGCGGCTCGGCGTTGCCGAACCAGGCGACGAAGAGTGCGAAAACCTATGTGGCATGAGCCAGGAAATGCGGTTGCGGGTGCAATACGCCTATCAGCGAGTGCATCGCGGCATTCATCCGGACGATTACGAGGACTACAACGCTGGCAGGATGATCGGTTACAACCCGGATGGTTCCCCGATTCCGGGGCCGAACGCGGAACAAGAGGTGGACGAAGAAGAGTCGGAATCTCGATCTTGGGTACCGGAGGATTACGATGAGTGAAGCTGTGCAAGTAGTAGCGAGCGCCGCGGAACTATCGGCGGCATTGAAGGGCAAGCGGCGATACAAGAACGTTACGCTGCCATCGTCGGGATTGACTGTGCGGATTCAGAGTCTTACGGCCGGCGAGCAATCGCGCTACGAAACGGCGATGCTCGGCAACGACGGCAAGCTCCAGAAGGCCCGCATAGAAGACGCCGAAGCGCGGCTGATCGTCAAGTGCCTTGTAGACGCGACAGGGGCTCGGCTGTTCTCTGATGCTCAGGTAGGCGAGATCGCCAATTGGGACGGGGCCGACGCAGCGTTTCTTTATCGCGAATGTTGCAATCACTGCGGCATCAATCGCAATACCGTGGAGGCCGCCGAAAAAAACTCAAGCGAGACCGCCAACGGCGATTCGCCTATCAGCTAGCCGAGCGGGCCGGCGTACTTGACGTTGATGGGATGTTGGAGGGCATGACGCCGCGGCAGTTTGCCGAGTGGATCGCCTATCGTCGGCTGGAGCCGGACGCACTAGAGACGATTATCGAAGTGCTCAAGTTGGGCTTTACGGCATTGGTGAACTGCTGGGGCGGCAAGCTCGAGCCGGACAACTTCGACCCGCGGCTGCGCGACAGAAAACAAGAGGCGGAACAGACGCCGGAGCAAGCGGCGATGATATTTCGGGCGTTTGCAGGGAGGGTGGGATAGTGGCGGCGGTTGGCGATCTGGTGGTGAATCTGTTGGCAAAGACGGATCAATTCCAGTCTGCGATCAGTCAGGCTCGCAAGAACTTGACAGCTTTCGCCACTGCTGCTGTGCCGACTTCTGCGTCTGATTTAGCCGGTATTCGCCCTGAAATGGAGCTATCCGGCAAGTACGCCCGCGAATTGCTCAAGAACTTGGAACAAACAAGCGGCCCGGCCAAGTTTCTCGGGCTTGAATCCGAGAGGATCGCTAGGCACATACGAGATGCAGCTAGCAAGACGCAGATGGTGCACGTCCACATTCTCGATATCGTCAAGGGAATGTTCTTGATGCGAGGCATCATGGCGGCCTTTGCGAGCGTTGGCGGAATGATCAGAGGGGCCTTTGATTTCGAGAAAGAGCTACGCGGTTCTCAGGCCATTATGGGCGATCTCTCGGAGACGCTCGACAAGAAAATGCGTGCAGCCGTGCTCGAGACGGCCATGACTACGAAGTACTCGATGGCTGAAGCAGCGAAAGGGCTGTTCTACCTCGCCTCAGCCGGTCTCGATGCAGAGCAATCTATTGCAGCTCTCCCTATTGCTGCCCGATTCGCTATGGCGGGGAACATGGATTTCGCCAAGGCGTCCGAAACGTTGTCTGACGTACAAGCGGCCATGGGGCTTAAGGTCAAGGACGCCGTACAAAACCAACTCAACATGGCCCGCGTTGCAGACGTGTTGGTGGCTGCCAATGTGAAAAGCCAGGGGACGGTCGAGGAATTCGGGATAGCGCTTACCAGAGCCGCCCCTATGGCGCAGGCCCTTCACAGGAGCCTGGAAGAGACGACGGCCGCTCTGATGGTGCTTCACGACAAGGGCATCAAAGCCGAGGAGGCCGGAACCGAACTATCCATCATCTACCGCGAACTCGCCGATCTTGGAATCAAAGTACCCGATCAGCTTGAAAAGCTCGGCGTCAGTATTTTCAAGGCCGGTCAGATGCGGCCGCTTGCCGACATAGTGGAAGACCTTACAAAGGCGTTCGCAAAGCTTACGGACGAAGAAATCAAACAGACGCTCGCTTCCTTGAAAGTCGAGGATCGGGCAACGCGATTCATTCTCACATTGCTGGGCAGCTCAGAGAAGATTCGGGCGTGGGGAAACGAGCTGAAAACGGCGGGCGGCTATGCCAAAACCGTTGCGGATCGTCAGTTGGACGAAATCCAGAAGGCGCTGCATCGGTTGAGCGTATCGGCCGTAGAAGCAGGCGTCAATTTGCGGAAAAGATTTGGCGCTGGCATCGTCTGGATTTCTCAAGCGCTGACCGGCCTTGTTAGCAAGATTCCCAAGGCGATAGAGTGGATCGTGAAATACGGCGCTGCCTATGCCGCCTTTTCTCTTTCGGCGGCGTTCGTCGGGAAGGTTATCAATATCGTTACGACTTTCATGAAAGCGTGGACTGCGGCAACACGAATGCAAGCCAAGGCCCTTGCTGTGTTGCAAGCGCTGATGGGTCCCAAGGGATGGGCGCAGTTGATTGTCGGCGCGGCAGCGGCGGCAGCGGCTATTTATGGCGTTGACAAGGCGTTCGCCTCCATGGAGGCGCAGTCCATGGCTTGGAAACAAGAGAACTACCAATCCTCGAAAGCTCTTAGCGATTTGCAGACAGCCGCCCTTGCCACCGCTGACGCAACTAAGAATGCTGCGCCTTCAGTAAAAGCCCTTAGCGATTTGCAGACAGCCGCCCTTGCCACTGCCGACGCAACTAAGAATGCTGCGCCTTCAGTGATGGATTTATCACTCGCTGTTTACCAACTGAAAAAGAATCTCGCAGAATTTTCCACAGACAAGGCGGAAGGCTTTGGGAAAGGGTTTACCGAAGCGATCGACAGCGCCCGTTTGGCCGTTACGCTGATGGCTTCCCAAGTAGGATCGCTAAATGAAAAGGAACTGCCAAGGTTAGGCGCGGTCGGCTCGTTCGCTGATCAAGCAAGGGCTATCGAGAGTACATTTGCAGAGCTGGCAAAAACTGAAGGGCTACTCGGGCAAGTAGCGGCTGATGTTGCAAACGCTTTCGGCCGTGTTGCGAGTGCGAGAATACGTTTGGCCGCTGAGGTTCAAGACGCCGAACAGTGGGGCATGACGCAGGAGCGCATGGCCGCGATTACTGAAGCGTACAACAAGTTCAATCGGACCGCTAAAGATACGCTTGTCGTTCTTGATAATCTCAAGGGCAAGTTCGGGGAAACACTGGAGGCATTCGAGGAGCCGGGTTTGAAGTTCGGGGCCAGCGATCCATTCAAGAATATGCAGACCGCGATTTCTGCCGCAAACGAAGCTCTGAAAGCCGCTGAAACGCCGCTTGCCAAGTATGAACGCGAGCTGAAGAAAATCGAATCGCTTGGGAAACTTTTCCCGGCGACATTTACGCCGGCGATCAGGTCGGATTTGGCGAAAAAAGCCAGGGAGGAGTTCGAGCGGGAAACCGGCGTGACAGCGAAACGTCACGAGTTGGAGAGCCGCGTAAAAGCGCTTCGCGAGAAGATCGCGACACCTGAAGAGCGCTTCGCCAAACAGAGGCAGGAAATCCAAGACTTGCTCGCCCAGAAGCAGATCACGGAGCCGGAGGCGACCAGGGCGCTTGCGTTGCTTGAACGTGAGCAAAAAGGGCAAAAAGGCGAGGCACAAACAGCAGGTGCGCTGCGGGCAGGCAGCGCCGAAGCATGGTCTACAATTCTTACCAGCATGATGCATCCTGGAAAAACCAAGGCGGAGGAAGAGACGGCGGCCAACACGCGGCACCTGGAGAAACTTCGCGACATAAGAGAATTGTTGGATAGAATGGCCAATCGGCCTGAATTGGTGGCGACTTTCTAATGGCAGTCATATCCGCAAAAGAAATCCACAACGGCCGCGACGGCGAAGAGGAAGCTGGCGATCGTGGTTCGTCCAAACGGACTTACACCCGCGTTTTCCGAGTCACGACGAACAGCAACATGGACGATGCGGTCACGGTTGCCCAAGGCGTCGGTATCTCCCTCGGGGCCGTTTATCCGACCGATCCAGCCGCCCGTTGCCGACGCATCCGCCCTCGCAACGAGAGCTTTTCAAAAAGAGTCTGGATCGTCACGTACTCTTACTCGACCGGTCCGGAGATCGAGGAAGACCCAACCAACGATCCGGCAGAAATCACCTGGAGCGGGCAGGTCTTCGAGGCCGAATATTACCAGGACAGGTGGGGCGACTTCATTTGCAATTCGGCGGGCGATTACTTCGATCCGCCCGTTAAAGGCGACAAGCCGCGGTGGATAGTGACGGTCAAAAAAAACATGGCCGTCGTGCCGTCGTGGATTCTTCAGTATCAGAACGCCGTCAACGCCGCCGAGTTCACGCTTGACGGCGTAACCATCCCCGCTCGATGTGCCAAGATTTCATCGATTCAGATCGGCCCGTGGGAAAATCGCAACGACATTGCTTATCGGCAGGTGCAGCTTGAAATCCACCTTCAGGCCGGTCGGGACGTGAACAGCGGCAGTGGGGGGATCGTTCACGTTGGCGGATGGGACACCGTGCTTCTGGATGCCGGCCTATATCAGAAGGATACGTGTGGCGGGAGCGGGAGCGGGCCCGGCTTAGGGCGCAAGTGGTGCACTCATCAAGGCGAGCCCGTCAAGCGTCCGGTGTGTCTGGATGGGCATGGCTGCCAGTTGCAAGACCCGTCGCCGAGCAACGCCGTGTACCTTATAAAGTACCTTTACGAAGAAAAGGATTTCTCTATTCTGCCTTTGACGTGAGCGAAACGTGGCCGACGTCAAGTTTACCGAATCAGGCGCGAAGCGGATCATCATGGCGACGCGGTTTGTCGAGGGACAATATCGCAACGCGCCGCCCGTTCGATATCTCCATGAAGGCAGTCCCGGGCGCGAGCGGTGGTTCTCGCTTGCCGAACGATTAGACGCTGGCCTGACCGCCAGTGCTTACGCGGTCGAGTGGAACGAAACCGGCGATGGCGCTTACACGGTCAAAGACGCTTCCGGCGATGAGGTCTATGAGGTGCGCGATCCCTCTTCGCAGCACTGGGGCCTGAAGCACGAGTGGGTTCTATGCCGCGCGGTCGGTTCCAAAAACCGCATTGTCTATGAGGTGATCCAGGGCGGTGCGGAGGTGCACATGGCCACATTGAGAGAAAGGCTCATCCCGGGCGGCTCGGCGATGGCCACGGTCGTGATTCGTGGCCACGAGGTCCCGGTAACGGTCTGG